TGCCTCGGGCCTCTTCCCCGGATGTATCCGCCATGCGCCCCGGTATTGTACCACCGCGCGAAATAATTAGCATAAATGGTAGCCGTTACGTTATCAACTTCGACAGCATAGTGGCTCGGAATAATCTCCGACGTACCATCTGGCGCGGTTATAAGATTTTTACCGGAAAAAGCAGTTTTCGGATACGTTCTTTTTATATAATCCGTTGTTGCATAATTTGCGTGCTTACACGCCGCGGCAACATCCGTAATAAACCCTTTTCGAGTATAGTCTTCTATTTTTTCCTGCAGTTCTTCAAGCGTCATGATAAAAATAATAGAGCGGTTTACTCAACAAACCGCTCTACCCTTTTAAATTAATGTCCGGGCGTAGCCGCGGGCTCTACAAAACCTGTTTTCTTGACCGGGGCGCCGACTCCTGTCGCTTTCAGTGAGTAAGACACGACGTCTTCCCCGTCTGCCGTCTTTTCCCAAGACGTAGGTACGTACTTACCGACAATGTATTCTTTAGTATCCAAGTCCACGATAGCAAACTGCAGGGCGCCTTTTTCCGCGGTAATTGCGTCATCGTACAAGAACTCTTCGATGACTTTCTGCGCTTCATTATCTCGACGCATAACAACTTCTGCGTCCAGCTCGTGAGTCTTTGAAGTCACGACGCCGTCAGCCCAGTATCCGGTATCCTTTGTTTGCGCAGTCTTGACTTCTGCAGACACAGAGTGCGTATTCGACGTCAATCCGCCCAATTTAATCCATTTCGGGCTTGCTTCGGACGCTCCCGTACCATAATTGATGTACAAGATAATTCGTTTGCCGGAAACCCCGACTTCCCCGGTAAATGCCGGGTATTTTTCTTTTGCGATAGTTACAGCCATTTTTCACCTCATGCTATTTGATCAATTCTAAAAATAAGAGTAGTACCGCCGTTCTGCCACACACCAGTATCGCCGTATACCGGTAGATTCGTCCGCAGCGAGCCTACTTTAATGCTGATAAGCTGGTATCCGTCTGCATACAGCTCTTTTTGCAGTGCATCCCAGCCCGCGTCGCCGCTTAAATAGTTCAGCAGCGCTTCCAGCTTTTCTGCAATCACTTTGCGGCCTTTATAGTTACTGTAGATCTCCAGCTGCAGCGACATATTCCACGAAGCCATATCTGGCGCAGTAGCGGTGCAGTCCGCGTCGCTGGCGCCTAAAATGCCATAGGCAAACTCTTTTTGCTTTCTGAAATAGTCTTCTATTTCGGTAATCGGCACCGCACTGTCGAACCAGTCCAAACCTATCGGGCTGTTTTTTGTCACCGCATAAAACGCTTTGGTTACGGGATAAAACGGAGATTTATACTTCATATCAGTCCGCCTCCACCGTTAATGGCCGTCGCCGTAATCTGCAGGAAATACGGCCGGCTTTCATCAAGCAACAGTATATCATTAATGAGATAGATAAAATCTCGATATGACAGTCGCCATGATGTGTCCAGCCCTTTTACCGCATTCATGCCGCGGATATCCCGGATAACAAAATACCGGGTATCCACAGTGACGTAGTCACCTACGATCTGCTGCCGGCTCTGGTTACGCTGTTCGCACATAGCAGACAACGTAACCGCCGGAACGTACGTAGTTTCGCTTAAGCCGCCCAACTCATCGCGGACCG